CGTGTCTGCCGAAGATACGGCCGATGCGCTCGCGACGCTGAACATGATGCTCGGCCAATGGGATGCGGATCGGTTGAGCGTCTATCACCTGGTCGACACTGCGCATCAGGCGAACGGGTCGGTTTCCTATACCGTCGGCATCGGTGGCGACTTCAATGTCACGCGGCCGATCAAGATCAACGCGGCCTATGCGCGCCTGCAAAGCAGTGGCGCGGGCAGCGCGGTCGACTACCGCGTCACCATGATCGACGCGCGCGAGGACTATTCGCGCATCAGCCTCAAGACGCTCTCGTCGTTCCCGGAATACGCCTTCTACGACTCGGCCTATCCGCTGGGCAGCCTGTTCCTGTACCCGGTGCCAAACAGCAGCTACGAGCTGCACATCGTGACCATGGAGACGTTGCCGCAGCTTGCCACGGCTGCGACTGTCGTCAACCTGCCGCCGCCTTACCTCGCGGCGCTGCGCTACAACCTCGCGATCTACCTGTGCCCGTCCTATCAGCTGGAGCCGACACCTTCACTGGTGCGGCTCGCTATGAACGCAAAGCGGGTGATCAAGCGCATGAACACGCAGATTCCGTCCCTGACGATGCCGCGCGGTCTGATGACGAAATCGCGCTACAACATCTACAGCGACAATTCGAGCAACTGATGCGAGTCCCGCTCACAACCGGCGCGTACCAGACGCGCAGCGTGATCGCCGAGGCGCAGCGCTGCGTGAACCTCTACGCCGAGGCGAACCCGCAGGACGCGCCGTGTCCGTTCACCTATTACCCGACGCCGGGCCTCACGCTCGTGTCCGCGCCTCCGACCCCAGGTGAGAGCCGCGGCATCTACACCGCGAGCAACGGCAATCGCTATGACGTAGTTGGCAGCACGGTCTATTTCGTCGATGCTTCGCTCACTTATACAGTGCTCGGACAGCTTACGACGAATAGCGGGCCCGTCTCGATGGTCGATAACGGGACCAATGCATTCATCGTAGACGGCTCGGTAAACGGCTTCATGGTCGATCTGAAGGAAAACATCATGACGGGTGTCGGCGACCCGGCCTTCTATGGCGCCGATAAGGTCGATTTCGTCGACGGTTATTTCATCTTCAACAAGCCAGGAACCCAGCAGTTCTACATCTCGCTGTTTGACGACATCAAGTTCGATTCACTCGACATCGCGTCGAAATCGACGTATTCGGACAATCTGGTGACGCTCGCTGTGATGCACCGCGAAATCTGGCTGTTCGGCGAACTGACAACCGAGGTCTGGTACAACACCGGCGCGACGGACTTCACGTTTGGCCGCATGCCGGGCGTGTTCATCGAGCACGGGTGCGCCGCCAAACATTCAGTCGCAAAGATCGATCTGGCGCTGTTCTGGCTGGGACAGGATCTGCAAGGGCAGAACGTGGTGTTCGCCGGCCGCAACTATATGGCAGAGCGGATTTCCACGCATTCTATCGAGCAGGCGCTGTCGTCTTACTCGCGCGTGGACGATGCGATCGGCTTTTCGTATCAGCAGGGCGGCCACGCCTTCTATGTGCTGACGTTCCCGACGGCGAATGCTACGTGGTGCTTTGACGTGGTGACGGGCCAGTGGGCAGAGCGCGGCTTTCTCGAAGCCGATGGCACGTTCAGCCGGCATCGGATGAACTGCCATTCGTTTAACGGCGGCCGGAATCTCGTCGGCGACTGGCAGACGGGCATGGTCTACATGCTCGACCAGAACAACTACACGGACAACGGCGCCACGATTGAATACGTGCGCGCGTTCCCGCATATCCTAGGCGCCGACGGTAACCGCGTGATGTTCCGCCAGTTCATTGCGGACATGGAAGTCGGTAATGGGCTGCCCGATGACTCGGCCGAGCCAGAAATCCGGTTGCGCTGGAGCGATGACCGCGGCCGAAGCTGGGGCAATTACGTTCAAGGCAGCCTCGGCAAGGTCGGGGAATACCTGACCTCCATCCAGTTCCAGCGGCTCGGCTACGCGCGTGATCGCGTGTTCGAACTGTCGTGGTCGGCGCCGGTGAAGACCGCGCTGAACGGCGCATGGGTGGACGTGTCGAGGTCGCGCACGTGAGCAACTCCACGAACAGCAACATCCCGCAGCCTGGAGCTTCATTTCTTGTCGGCAGGCCCGAGCCTATCAGCCCCGTATGGTGGGCATTCCTGCTCGCACTGTTCGAGCGCACTGGCGGCACAGGCACGCCGACACCAGTCAAGCAGATCGATTACACGCCGCTGATTGACGCGCAGGCGCCTTATCCGCTGTCCCCGCCCGCGCAGGATGCGCCCGCCGCGGTGGCATGGCAGCCCTCTCTTGCGGATCTCGCGCCAGAACCTGTCTCAGTGCCAGTTTTCGCCGTCGATCCAATCGAGGACATTTTCACCGCCGGGACGAATTTCACGCCGGGCACAACTACGACGCTGACGCTCTCGAAGGGCTACACGTCAGCCGCGGCGGTGCTCGTGCACTTCGACGGCACATTCCAGGCGACGGACCAGTACAGCGTTTCAGGCAACACGATCACCTTCACGTCAGCTATTCCGGTCGGCGTGTCCAAAGTCTATGCGCGAGGCTAAAGCATGACGACGAAATACCGCGAAATGGTGGCAGGGCAGACCCTGACGGGCAGCGCCGCTTCCTACTACACCGCGCCGACATCCACTTATGGCGCCATCCATGCAGCCAGCGTGTGCAATCCGACTGGCGCCGTCGTGACGGTGAATATCTACAAGGTCCCGACCGGGGGCGCCGCGGGCTCGCCGACGAAGATCGCGAGTAAGGCGGTCAGCGCTGGCGCAACCATCGCTGTTCCCGAAGTAATCAATCACAAGTTGGAGCCCGGCACGCAGCTTTACGCCGATGGCCTCGCCTGCACGCTGAATATCAGCGGCGTCGAATACGTTCCCAGCTAAATGAAAAACTTCCACTTCCTCGCAAACGGCGTTGATGTCAATCCGCTGATGCTCGCGATCCGCCGCCGGCCCGACCTCTGGAAAGAGGACACGTTTCTTCGCCACTACCCGCAAGGGCCGTTCGGCGAAACCGAGACGATCATGCTGCGCTTCCCGGAGAAGGTCGAAGGGCTCACGGAAGAACAGATCGACCTGTACAAGCAGAACCTGCTTGCCGGATACGACCAGTACGAGGCGATCGACTATCCGGCCTATAAGGTGCTGCACGAAGCACGTCCGTTGGTCATGAATCTGATGGCACGCGTCGGCGGTGAGCGGCTTGGCCGGGTGATGATCAACAAGATTTGCCCGGGCGGCCGGATCTTCGCGCACGCCGACACACCCGAGCAGACGCGCTATTACACGCGCTTTCATATCGTGCTGCATGGGCTCCCCGGCGCAGTCCTGAAGGCTGGCGATGAGCAGATCAACATGCTCACCGGCGAATGCTTCTGGTTCGACAACAGCCAGGTTCATTCGGTGGAAAACAACAGCGCCGACGAACGCGTGTCGATGGTCGTCGATATCAGGACTTCGCGATGATCACGTTCACCATTGAGCCGTTCTCCGGCGTCTATGCCGAACTGCTGCCGCTGCTGCGCAAGCATTACGGCGAAATCTCGACCCATAAGGATCACGGCGTGCCGCTCGATCCTGTGGTCGAGGTCTATCGCGCGCGTGAGCTCGACGGCTCTCTGCTGATGGTCATTGGCCGCGAGCGCGGCGAGATCGTCGCCTACTTCGTCTGCTTCATCGCACCGGGCCTGCATTACCGCGACTGCCTGACGTGCTCGCCTGACATTTTCTTTGTGCGCGAGGACAAGCGGACGGGGCTCGCCGGCGTGCGGATGTTCCGGTTCGTGGAAAAGGAATTGCGGCGCCGCGGCGTCAGGCGGTGGGCAGTCGGCAGCAAGGTTCAGCACGACGCGTCTGCGTTGTTCAAGTTTCTCGACTTCGAACCTGTCGAGACGACCTACGAAAAGTGGCTGGGGGAATAAATCATGGTCGCAGCAGCAGTAGCCGGCGCGGCAGTCGTCGGGGGTGTGGCTTCGAGTGCTATGAGTTCCAGCGCCTCCAGAAGCGCCGCAAACACGCAATCGGATGCGGCAAAGTATTCGGCGGACTTGCAGAACGATCAATGGCAACAGACGCAACAAAATCTGAAGCCATATATGGATCTGGGCGCGAGCTATATCAACCCACTCAAGGATGCGCTCGCCAATCCGATGTTGACGCAGCAATTCAGCGCCCCAACGGAGGTGCAGGCGCAGGCGACGCCGGGCTATCAGTTCACGCTCAATCAGGGGCTGAAATCGGTCCAGAACAGCGCCGCGGCGCGCGGTCTCGGTGTATCTGGAGCGGCCATGAAGGGCGCTGCGAGCTATACAACCGGGCTCGCGGATTCGACCTACAACGACGTGTTCAACCGTGCTTTGCAGACGTTCAATACCAACTACAGCAGCGCGGCCAACAACGTGAACCGACTCGCGGGCGTCGTCGGCAGCGGTCAGAACGCAGCGGCGACAAATGGCTCACTCGGCGCACAGGCCGTCGGCAACATAGGCAACACGCTCACGAGCGGCGCCAACGCGCAGGCAGCCGGAACCATTGGAGCGGCTAACGCGCTGTCTAATGGCCTAAATGGCATCACCAATGGCGCCACGAGTTATGCGCTGCTATCGAACAATGCAGGAGCCGCGGCGCCGTCTAGCGCGTCAATGGCGGCTGGTAGCAATGGCTACGGCTTCACGGTCTAAGGAACATACATGCCACTCGATCCTAGCATCGCATTGAACGCCAATGCTCCGAAGCCCGCCAACCCGTTGCAAGAGGCTTTGTCGATCGCGCAGTTTCGCGCACTGAACGCGAGCGGCCAGGCACAACAGCAGCAGCTTGCGTCTAACCGCGCGACTTCGGCTGCCTACCAGCAGGCCACCGATCCGACGACCGGCCAGGTGGACAACAACAAGCTCGTCGGCATCCTCAGCCAGGACCCTTCCGCCGCCTACAACCTGCCGCAGGTTATCCAGGGCATCAATGCGCAGAAGCAGCAGCAACAGACGCTGCAAACTGGCCAGCTTGACCAGTCGATCAAGGCGCAAAGCGGTCTGCGGCAGGGGCTCGGCAGTCTGCTGACGAAGCCTGACCTGTCACCGCAGGACGTGCAGGGCTTCGCCACGACGCAACTGCAGGCCGGCGCGATCACGCCTCAGGTGTATCAGGCGGAAATGCAGTCGATGCCGCAGGATCCGCAGCAGCTTCGCCAATGGGTGTCCCAACATTACATGTCCGCGCTCAGCGGCGAGACGCAACTGCACGCGATGCTGCCGCAGTACGCGCAGATCAACACTGGCCCGGCGACGGTCGCAGTCAACCAGAACCCGCTCGCATTGAGCGGTGGCGTCGGCACGGTCGGCTACACGGTGAATAACGGGCTGTCGCCCACTGAAGCCGCCGCGCAAGTACCAGTCGTCAATGCAGACGGCACGCCCGGCACGCGCAGCAAGGCAAGCGTGCTTCAGGAGCAGGGATTGGGCGGTCTGCTCCCCCCAGGAGCGCAGGGCAGCGGCATTGGCACCGGGCGATATGGTTCGTCGAACAAT